GTGGAGGTCAGCCGGTATCTGTCCAACAGCCGCTACACCGGCAACAGCGACAAGGCGTGGTACCTGCTGGCCGACCCGGCGGATTTGCCGGTCATCGAGGTGGCGTTCCTCAACGGCCAGGAGTCGCCGACCATCGAGACGGCCGAGGCGGACTTCAACGTCCTGGGCATCCGGATGCGGGGCTACCACGACTTCGGTGTCGCTCTTCAGGACCCCAAGGGCGGCGTGAAGATGAAGGGCGAAGCGTAATCGCAAACGGCAATCAAGGAGTCAAGACCTATGGCAACGGCAACGTTCGTGCAAGACGGCAGCAGCATCGACTACACACCGGCCAGCGACGTGGCAGCCGGCGACGTGGTGGTCCAGAACGACCTGGTGGGCATCGCCAGGCAGCCCATCGCAGCGGGCGCGCTCGGGGCGCTGGCGGTCGTTGGCGTCTTCGAGGTGCCCAAGGCCACCGGCAGCGGTACGGCCATCGGTGCTGGGGCGAAGGTCTACTGGGATGCGACGAACTCCCAGGCCACCGGGACCGCCACGGGCAACACCTACATGGGCAAGGCCGTCGCAGCCGCCGGCGACGATGATGCCACGGTCCGCGTCCGGTTGAGTCAGTAACGGAGGCGAAGGGACGTGGGTGACCTTTTGAGGCAAGGGACTCAATGGCTGGGGGACATGCTCAAGCAGCATGCCTCCAGCCGGGTCACCTACCGGCGCGACCAGGCCAGCCACGAGATCGACGCCACGTTCGGCCGGACCGAGTACGAGGTCGAGGACGAGCACGGCCTTCGTGTCGGGGCGGAGGTGATCGACTTCCTGGTCTCGGCCGAGGCGTTCCCGTTCGAGGAGCCCGAAGCGGGCGACCAGATCATCGCCGACGGCCCGGATGGGCAAGCTGTGGTGTATGAGGTGATGGACCTTGCCGGCCAGGGGCGCTGGCGATGGAGCGACCCGTACCGGACCACGATGCGGATTCACACGAAGGAAGTGGGCCCTTCGATATGACTCAGGGCAGGCACGGAATGAACGGCTACGAGGCACAGTACGAGAACATCTGCAAGGGCGAGTTCGCAGCGATCCACGCCAAGCTCGACCGCCTGGACGAGGCCATTCGCGGCAACGGTCGGCCGGGCATCCAGGTGCGCCTCGACCGCCTGGAGGCGGCGGAGCGGTCGCGCAGCCGACTCATCTGGATCATCACCGGAGCGGCCGTGACCTTGGCGGTCTCGGCCGTTTGGCAGCGAATCTTCGGGGGTTGATGCGATGACCAGGCGATGGCTCAACTCAGTGGACGTGGAGGTCGGCGAAAACGGCGCGCCCCTGTTCGACCTGGCGGGCTGTGCGACGCTGGCCGGCGGGACCAAGACCGTCGCGTCGGTCTCGACGCCGGAGCCCCTGGTAGCAACCTCCACACCGTGCCGGTTCGTCTGGATCGGCGCCCTCGTGGACGGCGATGGCAACCCGCTGAACACCAAGCCTTGCTTCGTGGGCGACTCGGCCGACCAGAACATCCCGATCCTACCCAGCAATTACGAGGGCGTCGTGATCCGCATCGATGACGCCAGCAAGCTGTACGTCAAGGTCGGCGTGAACAACCAGGGCGTCGTCTACCGCGTCTTCGCGTAGGAGTAATCGTGGCACTATTTGTCAGCGTACAATCCGGCAACTGGCATGACCCGACGACATGGGATGTGGGATCGGTTCCCGATCTGGGCGTGGACGATGTCATCATTGTTGATGGACACGAGGTCGTACTCGAAGCCGGCGATTATCTGTCTTTCGCTCCGGGCCGCCTTCTTGCAGTTGGTACGAACGGCACACTCCGGATTCAGGGTGGTATCGACGCTTACAACAGTGATGTGATTGTGGTCGGCAAGATTATTGCTGAAGGCAGTCACCTGGCAATTTGGGGTGGAGGTCATCTTGAAATCGATCCTGCGGGCACAGTCACGGTTGCCGGCGGCTTCTACTTAGAGTCCAACGCCACGGCGACCGTCGAGGGGCAACTGGTCGTCGAATCGGGCGGTTACGCAGACATCTACTACGACGGCGTCTTGACGTTGGAAGTCGGTGGCACTTGGCAGAACTACGGCTACTGCTACATCGAATGGAACGCCCAGGCCAACATCCGCGATGATTTCAGCGTCGAAGTCGGCGGCTACCTCAGTATCTACGACAACTCGGTTCTGAACATCGAGGCCGACGGAGCGGTTTTGATTCTCGGCACGATCTCCGTGTCGTGGAACGGCCGATGCGAGGTGTTCGGCTATCTGGGTGTCCATCAAGATGGCTTTCTTCGCATCTACTCCTACGGCCTGATCAATGTTTACAAGGACATCAGCGTCTCGGGGCGGATGACCGGGGGCGGCAAGATCGTGATGCTGCGGCGCGAAGGTCGCATCCTGGACTACAACGATAACACTGTGTTCGTACTGGACCGCGCCTACGGCGTGAAGCCAACGCGGATCGCGTGAGGTAACCCATGGAACAACAGATTCCCGACATCCCGCAGGCGATTGCGGACCGATTGAATCGAACGCCCGCCGAGCGCAAGGCGGAACTGGAGGCGAAGCGCCAAGCCCGGCTGGCCGCCATGACGCCGCAACAGCAACAGGAGGCCCAGCAGCGGATCGACCGGATCAACGCCGTGCCGGCGCAGAAGCGTCCGGCCTTCATCCAGGCATCGCGATTGGCAATGGTCGCCAGGACGCTCAAGGCACGGGCGGAAGCGGGCATGAAATTCGAGGACATCTTCGGTTCGCTCGACGCTGCGGAAACGAATGCGGTGAACTGGCTGGCTGACCAGGTGATCGCAGCGAGGAACGCATAATGGCACTGGCAATCGACATCGCCGACGCCGTGGTGGCCGAGCTGGCCGGCGGTGCGTTCAGTCTGCCCTTCACGGCCGTTCGTCGGGTGTTGCCCGAGTACGAACTGGCGGACCTAAAGGACCTTCAGGTGACAGTCGTGCCCGCCGCCGTGGAGATCAGCGGCGCGTCGCGGACGCTCAGCCAACACGACGTGCGGATCGACATCGGCATTCAGAAGAAACTCGACAAAGCCATCGATACCGAGGTCGCCCAACTGGCGGGTCTGGTCGACGAGATCGCCGAGTTTCTCAAGCATCGGCCGCTGCAGGCTACGCCGTATGCGGTGTGGGTCAAAACAGCCAACGAGCCGATCTACGCCGCCGATCATCTGGCCCAGCAGCGGGCGTTCACCAGTGTCCTGTCCATCACGTACCGGGTGCTGAAATGATCAGCATGGACCTCAAGGCGATCTTCTTCGACCGCAAGGCGGTCCGCTCGGCCGTGGACCGCACGGCGCGGCGAGTGCTGAGCCGGTTCGGAGCGTTCGTGCGGCGGGCGGCGAAGTCGAGCATCCGCAAGCGGAAGCGTGCCAGCGCGCCGGGCGAGCCACCGAGCTCGCACACCGGACTGCTGAAGCAGTTCATCTTCTTCGGCTACGACCGCGACCGTCGCAGCGTGGTGATCGGCCCGCAGCGGCTGAACCAGAAGATCGGCGATGCGCCGGCCGCACTGGAGCACGGCGGGATGTCCACCGTGATCGAAGGTCTGCGCGGTAGGCGAAGAAAACGAAAGGTCAAGATCGCCGCACGGCCATACATGGGCCCGGCCTTCGAGCAGGAAAGACCCAAGCTGGCCGCCATGTGGCGAGACAGCGTGAAGTAGGAGACGCGATTCATGGCAACTTACGTACTCGGAATGAACGCCGGACTCTACCAGGGCCCGGCCGGGACGACCGACCCGGCGTCGATGAGCGAGGTGGACAACGTCCGTGACGTGACGCTCACGCTCGAGGCCGGCGAGGCGGACATCACCACCCGCGGCAACTCCGGCTGGCGGGCGACCGCCCCGACGCTGCGGGAGTGCACCGTCGAGTTCCAGATGGTCTGGCGGCCGGGCGACGCGGTCTTCGACGCCATCAAGAACGCGTTTCTGACGGCTGGCACTGTCGCCCTGGCGGTGTTGGACCAGAAGCGCGAGGTCTCGGGCGCCCAGGGTCCGCTCGGCGACTTTTCGATCACCAACTTCAGCCGCAACGAGGCGCTCGAGGAAGCCATTGTCGCCGACGTGACGGCCAAGCTCGCGGTGTTCGTCGAATGGCACGAGGTGACGTGATGAAAACCTTCACCGATACCGCCGGACGTACCTGGACCATCTCGCTGAACCTCGGCACGGCCCTGGCCGTGAAGGACAAACTCGGCGTGGACCTGCTCCAGCCGGAGGCTGGCTACCCCCGTCCGGAGGCCCCGCCGCTGCTGACCCGGCTGGGCACCGACGAGCTTCTGCTCGGCGAAGTCCTCTGCGCCCTGCTCGGAGAGCAGTTCGAGGCGCACAAGGTCACGGCCGAGGACGTGCGGGCAAGCTTCGACGGCGCGACGCTGCTGGCGGCGCAAAAGGCCTTCTACGAGGAACTCGTGGATTTTTTCCGCCAGCGCGGCCGGGCGGACCGCGCTCGAGCCGTCGAGACCCAGGCGCGGATGATCGAGGCGGCCGTCAAGGCCGTCGAGACGCGGATCGCCAGGATAGACGTCGACGAGACGATCCGTGGCGCGATGTCTGGCTCATCGCCGGAGCCGTCGGAATCGACCCCCGGCCGCTGACGCTGCGACAACTGTTGTGGATGGCCGAGGGTCACGGCCGCGACGAGTGGGGACGCACGGCGCTTCTGTGTGCGTTGATGGCTAACTGCCACCGCGACCCGAAGAAAGGCCGGGCGTTCAAGGTGGCCGACTTCGACCCGTTCGGTCGTGAGCCGGGCGAGGTCATCGAAGTGAACCGCGAGAACATCGAAACTTTGAAACAGGCCTTTACCCGCCTTCGCTGAAGCTTCGGCGGGCGGGTAGGCCGGAAAGGAACGTGACATGGATTGGAACGCAACCTTCGACGCCGTCGTGAAGTTCTTCAACTCCAGCTTCGGTTTCGCCGTCGTCTGGGCGGCCATGGTGGGCTTCTTCATCTTCCTGGCCAGCAAGTACAACCCGCTGCAGGAGGCGTGGAAGAAGTACGAGGGCAGCATCATCACCGGCATCAAGCTGGCCGAGAAGCAGATCCCCAACGACGTGCCCAACGCCGGCCTGGCCAGGCTCGACGCTGCGCTGCGGTTCGTGCTGAAAGCCTACGCCGAGGCCAACGGCGGCAAGCAGCCTCCGGCCAAGCTCGTCGAGCAGATCAAGCAAAGGAAGCCGCATGATGCGTTGGCTGGTCGCCATCCTGACCGCCTTCTTCCAGGCGCTTCTGCCGTGGCTCGCCAAACGGTCGCAGCCCTCGGCCGAAGACGCTGACCCTGACCGCGACACGCGCGAGAAACTCCGTGCGAAGGTCCGCAAGACATGGGGCAAGCGATGAGACGCGCGAAACTCGAAATCTACCGCGACGGTCGGGGCGAATGGCGCTGGCGCCTGCGGGCGTCCAACGGCCGCATCGTCGCCGACAGCGGAGAGGGCTATCGCCGCCTCAGTTCCGCCCGCCACGCAGCGAATCGCGTGCGTTCCATTCTGGCCGGGGACGCTCTGGTCGTGGAGGTGAAACGATGATCCGTAAGTTGCTCCCGTTCCTGCTGCCCATCGTGCTGCTGACTTCCGGGGCTGGATGCGTCCGCACGATCTATGTCCCGCACGGCACGCCGGTGCGCCTCCGCGAGACGATTCACGACGCCAAGGTCTGGGTCAAGGACGCCGACGGTAAGCCGGTCGCAGGGCGGATGGACCTGCCCGAGGGGTGGTTCTGCCTGCCGGTGGACGATGCGGATGAACCCCAAGGCGAAAGGTAGGCATGGACGTCGATTGCATCAGTATGGAGGCGGCCAAGCGGCTGTGCTTGCGGTGGCACTACAGCAACATCTTCCCGCCGCACTGCATGGTCAGCCTGGGATTCTACGACTCGCGCGGACTGGGCGGCGCGGCGATATGGGGCTGGGGCACGCGGCCGAGGCACACGATTCGCAAGCTCTTCCCGTCGCTGGACACGGGCGACTACTGGGAACTGTGCCGCCTTTGCTGTCGGGACGACCTGCCCCGGAACACCGAGAGCGAGTTCCTCGCCGGCTGCATCAGGTGGTTCAAGCGACATCAGCCGGAAAGGGTCCTGCTTTTCACCTGGGCCGACGGGATTCGCGGCAAGCCGGGCTACGTCTACCAGGCCTCCGGCTGGCTCTACGGCGGCTACATCACGACCGAAATCTACCTCACCGCCGACGGCGAGCCGGTGCACCCGCGCTTCATGATTACGCGGTTCGGCACGCGGCGGCGGGAGGTCTGGACGGGCATGGGACTTCGCAAGGTCTGGGGACGCCAGTTCCGGTACGTGAAGTTTCTCTGCGGCCACGCGCGGCGCAAGCGGCTGCTGCGGGAAAGTCCCGTCGAGTGGACTCGCATGTACCCGAAGCACCGCGACCTCGTGTGGAGAATCGATGCGGGCGAGGGGTCAAGAGAGACCCGCTATCCTCCCAGGATAGAAAGGGCGGGGCGGTTCCGCCAGCCCGCTCCAGAACCGAGCCGGCCGCTGCTGGAAGGGGCGGCCGAGCATTCATAGAGGTGCGTTGAATGGCTACCGCACGCGGCATCAGGGCCGGTCGGGCGTTCGTCGAGCTCTTCGCTGACGACAGCAAGCTTGTGCGCGGCCTGCGCCGGGCCGAGAAGCGCATCAAGGCCTTCGGCCAATCCATCCGCAACCTGGGCCTGAAGGTGGCGAGCCTGGGCACGGCCGTGCTCGCGCCGCTGGCGGCGTCAGCCAAGGCGTTCAGCGGCATGGGCGACCAGGTGGCCAAGATGGCCAAGCGGACCGGCCTGAGCGTCGAGACGCTCTCGGAGCTCAAGTTCGTGGCCAGCCAGACGGGCACGGAGTTCGAGTCGCTGGAGATGGCCTTCCGGCGAATGCAACGGAGCATCTACGATGCGGGGCGGGGACTGTCCACGGCCACCGATGCCCTGGCCGACCTGGGCCTGACCTTCAAAGACCTCGACGGCCTCTCGCCCGAGGCGCAGTTCAAGCTGCTCGCCGACCGCATCTCCCAGGTCGCCGACCCGACGAAGAGGGCCGCCATCGCCATGACGCTCTTCGGGCGGACGGGCACGAACCTGCTGCCCATGTTCGCAAAGGGCGCCGCCGGAATCGAGGCGCTCCAGAAGGAAGCCCGCCGGCTCGGCCTGACGATGAGCAGCGAAGACGCCAAGGCGGCCGAGGATTTCACCGACGCGCTCGATGCCCTCTGGAAGGTCGTCAAGATGGGCGTTTTCCGCGTCGGGGCGGCGCTGGCCCCGATGCTCAAGCAACTGGTCGAGACGATCACCGGCGTGGCCGTCAAGGTTGGTGCGTGGATTCAGGCCAACCACGAGGTCATCGTCACGGTCATGAAGGTCGCCGCGGCGGTGTTCGCCGGCGGGATCGCACTGGCGGCGCTCGGCACGGTTATCAGCGGCCTGGGCAGCGCCCTGGGCGGGCTCATCGCCGTCGTCACCGGCGTGGGGGCTGTTTTCAAACTCCTGGCCGGCGTGATTGCGTTCCTCATCTCGCCCATCGGCGCGGCCATCACGGCCGTTGCGGCGCTGGGCGCGTACTTGGTCTACGCCACCGGCGTCGGCGGCAAGGCGCTCGCCTGGCTGGGTGAGAGGTTCAGCGTGCTCAAGGAAGACGCGCTGACCGCCTACCAGGGCATCGCCGACGCACTGGCGGCCGGAGACATTGCCCTGGCGGTCAAGGTCCTGTGGCTGACGCTGAAGATGGAATGGACCCGCGGCATCAACTTCCTGGAGAAGGCCTGGCTGAACTTCCGCAATTTCTTCATCCGCATCGGCTACGACGCCTGGCACGGGTTGCTGGCGGTCGTCGAGACCGTCTGGCACGGCCTCGAGGTCGGCTGGATCGAGACGACGGCCTTCTTCTCCAAGGCGTGGCAGGGCTTCGTGGGCTTCTTCGCCAAGACGTGGCAGCGCATCAAGGCCGCCGCCTTGAAGGCCTGGAACTGGATCAAGAGCCTGTTCGACGAGTCCATCGACCTGGCAGCCGAAAACAAACTCGTCGAGCAGGAAAAGCAACGGGCCATCTCACAGATCGAAAACGAACAGCAGCGCAGGATCGCCGAACGCGAGGCCCAGCGCCAGGCTGAGCGCCAACGGGCGGCCGCCGTTCATGAAGCGACCATGGCCCGGATCGGCCGGGAGAACCTCCGCAAGCACAGCGAACTCGACGCCGAGTACGAACGCCGCATGGCCGAAAACGAAGCGGACCTCGAGAAGGCCCGCAAGGAATGGCGTGACGCCGTCGAGGCCGCCCGCAAGAAACGCCAGGCCAAGGAAGCCGCCGGCCCCGACAAGCTCGAAGGCCCGGACGACGTCATCGCCAAGGCCCACCGCGCCATCGCGGGACTCGGCGACCTGCTGGCGGGCCAGGCCGCCAAGATCGGCGCCCAGGGCACCTTCGTCGCCGCCAACGTTCTGGGTCTTCAGGCCGGCGGCGTGACCGACCGCATCGCGGGCGGCATCGACAAGATCGAACGCAACACCCGTCCGCTTCGCAACGCGCGGGAGCTGATCTTTACCTGATGGCGACCTTGACCGAAAAGATCGATTCCCGCGAGTGGACCACCGGTGAAAAGCCCACGGTCACGATGCACTACATCCTCGACGGCACATCCGACGACCTGACGGCCAAGACGCTGCTCTTGAACTCGACGCCGACCACCTACGACGGCCTGGTCCGCGACGAGTGCACGCTCGAGCCCATCTTCGTCGATACGACGACGGGTGCGGGCAAGTGGGCGTGCACCGTCCGCTACGTCGCGCCGGAGTACCAGCCGCCGGAGGTCGGCGAGTCGAGCTTCGCCTTCGATACCGGCGGCGGGACGCAGCATATCACCCAGTCGCTGGCGACCGTCGGCAGCTACGCCCCGGCCGGCAAGACCGCCCCCGACTTCAAGGGCGCCATCGGCGTCACCCACGACAACGTGGAGGGCGTGGACATCACCGTGCCGGTCTACAACTTCTCAGAGACGCACTACATCCCCGACGCCGACGTGAACAAGGCGGCCTACTTCGCGCTGACCGGAAAGGTCAACAATGCCCCGTTCAAGGGCCTTGCCGCCGGCGAGTGCCTGTTCCTGGGTGCCTCCGGTTCCAAGCGCGGCGAGGACGACTGGGAAATCACCTTCCGCTTCGCCGCCAGTCCGAACCGGACCAACATCCAGATCGGCAACATCACCGTCGCGTCGAAAAAGGGCTGGGAATATCTCTGGGTTCGCTACGCCGACGCCGAGGACGCAGGCAGCAGCACGCTGGTCAAGCAACCCGTGGCCGTCTACGTCGAGAAGGTCTACGAGGAGGGGCACTTCTCGGCACTGGGGATCGGCACATGAGCGACGCCCTGCGAAAGGTCCAGACCGGCCAGAGGCTCGTCATCCCCGCGGCGGCCTACAACGCCTTCATCGACGCAGCCGTCGATTACCGCCGCCGCACCGCTCGCATCGGCCAGAAGGCCGAGCCGTCACAGCGCCAGGCGAGCATCGTGCTGGTCCGCAACGACTCCGGCGGCGACCTCAACCGCCTGGCCGTGCTGGGTGTCGATGCCCCCGTCATCGATCCCGCCGCCAACGAAGACGAGTTCAAGAACCGCGTGGCCCTGGTCGGCGTGACGCCGGCCGCCGACACCCACGTGGGCAAGTTCGTCGTCCTGGCCGAGCCTATCGCCTCTGGCAAAATCGGCCGGGCCTATGCAGCCGGTGTGTGCCCCGTGAGAATCGACGTGCCGGATGAGGACCACGAGTATCCCTTCGCCGAGATAGCCGAAGGCGTGACCGACAACCTCAAGGTGAGCTACTACGGCTCGGCCGCCGTCCTCTGGCGCGAGGGTGGCACGGGCGTGCAGTGGGCGGTGGTGCGCCTGGGCAAGACGATGCCGATGCACGTCTTCCCCGTGGAACTCACCCAGGTCGGCGGCAGTCAGGGCGATGAGGAGAATCCCGCCACCTGGACCTACGACGTGGCCGACGTGGTCACGGGTGAGATGCTGGCCAGCGCCGTTGACCCGACCGCTTCGCCGCACAAGTGGCAGCGGCCGAGCATCGGCTGGATGATTCCCGCCACGTTCGGCTACGCCCACTACCAGCCGGATGGTGCCGGTGGATGGGAACTGGTCCTCGGGTGGATCAACGAGACAGTCGACCAGGAGGCCTGCGAGACCTCCGGCGGTTCAACGTAAGGGGGCCGTCGCGTGGGCGCACCGGGCAAATCGGTCGTGGTCGAAGGCGGCAAGCGCGGCGTCCTGCTGGGCGGTAAGTCGGCTGTCTACAACGCCGACGAATCCTGCCCGGCCTGCTGCGTGGAGTTCTCGCAGACCTGGTCGTTCACCGACCAAGGCTTTATCGACGGCGGGCAGAACGGGGCGTACCGCGCCTACGACGACCCGGCCGACGTGCCGGAAAGCCCGTGGACCATTCTCAACGGCGGTCTGGGCCTGCGGCTGGACTGGGAGGATGACAAGAACTGCATGGGCCACAACCCGTACACGCAGTACGCTACGGCCACCGCCGAGATCATCGTGCCGCGGGATACCCTCATGACCGTCACCTGGTCCGGCATGGGTGAGACGCAGGACCCCAACTACGAGTTGATGAGCCTGTACGTCGACGGCGGCCTCGTCGGCTCGGCCCATGCCCCCGGCGGCAAGCTCGGCTGTGCGGGCGGCATGGCCCCGGTCGTCTCGAACCCGCCTCCGCCGCAGCAGGTCACGCTGACGCCCGGCACGCACACGCTGTTCATCGACGCCACGACCAACGACCCGCTCTACCACTTCGGTGCGTGGTACCGCTTCGACCTGACCTTCGAGGAGGCCCCGTAAGGAGGAACGCCGCCATGGCCAAGACGCTGATCCCGAGGATGAAGAAACGCTGCAAGGACTGCCCGCCGATGGTCATCCCTCGTCGGAGCTACACACCGTCCCGCCCGAGTTGCATCCAGTGCGTCGAGAAGCACTTGGGAGCGGCCTACGTACTGCTGACCGAACTGAATGGCCTGCCGGACCCACCTTCGCCTGCTGGCTCCGGCGTGGCAGGCGACGAGGCAACGCACCGCCAGGGCTTCTCCCGCCGTCTCCGCGCCATCGGCCATCTCTTCGAAGCTGAGGACGAATCGCAGGAGTGGCCCGAGCTCCACAACGCCATTCGCCATGCCCGCAAGGCCTACCAGGCCGACGGCACCATGCCCGACTGGGCAGAGCTGGAGCGGCTGCTGAAGGAAGTACGCCAGCATAGTTGACCAAGTGTGCTTGGCGTAGTATGCCCATCCCACGCCATCACAGTTTGCCAGCTCTGGTTTGCCTGTAAAGCCCTCTCGATCTCCTCGGGAGGGACGGTCACACGCCGAGAACCCGCCACACTCCACCATTTTTTACTTGACAGCCAAGTCTGCTTTTGTCTAATGTTGTCGACTCTTTTCCACTGGGACCTGCTCCTGAGGCAGCTTCTGAGGAGGAATTGACGGGATGACTACAGAAGAACGCTGGGTCGGCGTTGAAGAAGTGGCCACACACCTTGGGGTGAACAAGGAATCAATATACAGATGGATTGAGAAGAAGAGACTACCCGCCCACCGCGTTGGGCGGTTGTTTCGCTTCAAACTTTCAGAGGTGGACATGTGGGTTCGCAAGGGAGGCAAAGAGGACGAGAAGGAAAACAACAATGATGGATCGCACGTTGGCGACATGGGGATAGACGGCGAATGATTAAGGGTATTTCTATCCACGAAGGCCAGATACTCATCGGCTCCCTTTTCAACGAGCCGATGCGTGTGGAGATCGTTCAGGCGAGTGGTGATGGAGCATGGACCGTTGGCATGGTTGGTACGCGGTCTGAGCGATTCCGAAAAGTAACCCTCACCATAGAAGACCTTAAAAGTCTCACTGTTCTGGATGCTGGCTTCACGTACGACGGAGACGGGCACTTGGTGCGGTTGGGGCTTCAAGCTTACTCGCTGGGTATTGCGTGGGAGTTCGATCCATACTTCGGCCTGTCGATCTCCCGCGTCGACCCTCTGCCGCACCAGCTGGAGGCGGTATACGACTACCTTCTCAAGCTCGCGAGGGTCCGCTTTCTGCTCGCTGATGATGCGGGCGCTGGCAAGACCATCATGGCGGGGCTGCTCATCCGGGAGCTTCAACTGCGTGGGCTGATCGAGCGCATTCTCGTCGTTTGCCCTGCCAACCTCTCCTTCCAGTGGCAACGGGAACTCAAGGAGAAATTTGACGAGAAGTTCCTCGTGCTCAAAGGTAGCGATATCCGTGATCAGTTTGGAGTCAATCAGTGGCTTGAACAGAAAAAGGTCATCACCTCGCTCGACTTGGCCAAGCGCACCGAGATCTTACCGGGCCTGAAGCAGGTCCAGTGGGATTTGGTTATTGTTGACGAGGCACACCGCATGTCCTGGACCCCACCTGCGCGCAAGACAGCACGGTACGCACTCGGCGAACTCTTACGAGACATTACTGATCACCTACTGCTACTGACTGCGACGCCGCACAAAGGCGATCCGGAGAACTTCAGTTTGTTCCTTCAGTTGCTTGATGCTGATGCGTATGCCGACGTCAAGTCTATTCGGGAAGC